GAGGATAACCTTTTTGACCTACTAATACAAGACAGAACGGTAGGATCAACCTCAGGGTGATGCTGAGAACATCTCAGGTAAACAACAGGGTTTAGGAGTTAACGTAGGAAATTTCTGGGGATAAGGACTAAACAAAGCGAACGAAGATGGTTCGCGACTTTTACTTTGGGGGATCGCGATCCGGCCGTCGGCCCTGTTAAATGGACGACGCCACCCGGACGCACTGCGAAAGCAGGCTATTCTCATTTGAGATCAAGGAGGCTGACGAGCCCTTTAGCAAGGCGAAACCGGAAACGGTCCTTCCGTGTAAAAATCGGCTGCGAAGCCACGACCTTTCGGTTTCGCTATCGCCCAGATAGCTCTTCAGGTGGTTCGTCGGAAATTCCGACTGGACAGTGTATTCACACTTCGGTTTGAAATACATCCCATAGGCTGAGCCGTTAGGGAGATAGTCTGACCGATGGTCGCGTCTAAGCAGAAAGGGCCATCTTCAATTGTTCGCCGTGTCTGCTGTTTTACAGCATTGGTTATGCCGTATTGTCCACTAGGCTAAGGAGTGTTCTCTCACTCTTGCTTAGCAGTGGGCCTCCGTCTAGAGGGGCATCGTACTTGATAATGTCCGAGTTCGATAGACGGAGTGATATTGCATCCGATGTTTCAATCAGCCGTTTGTCCACGATCGCTAATAGCTGGATAGAGTTTGCGATCATTGCGTTTTTCTCAATCTCATCCGCGTGTCTTACAATGCAAGCCGAATAATATGCAGCGGAGAAGGACGCGTCTGTATATCCTACAGACGTTAACCCTTTTTCTCTGGATGTTATTCTGATGATTTTATTCAGGCTGGTCTCATTGAACCAAGCCGGAATTGCAACGTGCGCGCTGAGAATTTCGTTTAGTGCATCTATTGTAAGAATACTCTCACGATAATAGAAATACGCTAACTCGAGTATCTGGAGCGGCTTCATTGCTGTTAGTGAGGTCACTAATTTAAATACGGAATGCCCATCTAACGCTTCCGAGAAGTTCCATGCGACTGTCTCGAGATTAATCCGTCCATCGGCTCAAGCGAAGAGTATGCCGTACTTAAACGGTTTCAGTTTTATACCGTCGACAACGAAATTCCGTGCGAATTCAATCGTCGGGCTATCCGCGTCGCGTGATATCACTGTTTTCCCTTTGTTTACGCTTACTCCGATTGACGTCATAAATCCGATATATCTGTCGAATTCCTCGTTTGTTCCGTAGAAGAACAAATCGTCGCCGACGAGGGCGTAGCGGTCTGTCGTTACCCCGCAGATTCCGTTGATGACGAAGTGGTGAAACAACGCCATTATCGGCCAGGAAGTAAAAATTCCCATACCTTGCCCTACCTCGTACTTAATGGGTAGTCCGTGATTTAACTTTGATCCCTCTGTTTTGAACTCTCGGTCAACAATGATCAACCACTGATCGGCGATTGATCGGCCGTTAAAACCGAGAAGGCTGAAGACCGAAGATAGGATCTCCGCCTGTAGCAAGCGGGGTATTCTGTCTGTCGCCGCGGTTAGGTCTATGCTGAAATAATTCATCCCGTCTACTTTTTTAGCAGACAGGACGTGCCCGATTCCTTTTTTGTGATCAAAAGTGAAATCGGAGTCTATTGTTTTCAGCATAGCGAACAGGGCAAAGTGTATCCCCGACAGTGCTGTTTGTGTTAACCAGTCAACATTAGCGATAATTCGCGCTTTACCGCCTGGTGCAGTAAAATGGAATAATCTCGAATGAATTAGCGCGTTTGAAAACTTTGTGTTTTCTCTGATCGCTTCAATCAATCGAATGAATGCATCATGGTTAACGAAGTTTTTCGATATGCTAATTATCGCGTCCCATAATTTACTGTCTGCCGCTACTGCTCCGACGTCATTGTACAGATTATTCGATGATGCTCCGGAATTGGGAGACGACGCGTTTCCGCTGTACATAACGAGGCGAATTGCATGGTCAGAGAAGGAATAATCTGCGAGTATAGCTTTAAGCCATACAGACAGAGTTTCCGGACCGAACTGCTCTTGGATAATCTGAGTTAAGGGCTCTCCATTGTATGGATTGCTTACTGTCGAAACGTCCGGAATACTTTTTACTTTAAAGTGTCTGTATATGATAACGCTGGAGAATATGTAATTCAGAATCTTCTCTTTCTCTAGACCAGTTAGATTGTCGACGCTTAATAATATTGTTGTTAGGCTATCGGCAATCTCGTTGGCTATAGAAGTGAATCTTCCGAGTTCCAGTTCCTCAATGTTACGTAACCAGACTCTTTTCAGTATGAAGTTTTCCAGCATTTTAAAGAAGGCGATCACGTGCAATAGATCCATCTCTGGCTCTTTGACTTTCACGGGCGTAAGTCCGAGATACTCTCTAAGCATGGGGTGCATCGTATTGTCTACGACCGGCTTCGTTACTTTTACGGCAGTCTCAAATCGTTTCTCAAGCATAAAAGAACTGATTACACTAATTTTTTCGCCTAGTGACTTCGCCTCTGCTAGCACTGGGGTATGACCGAAAAGAGTTATTATCTCTTTCGCTAGCAAGCTAAGCGGAAGAAAGGATAAAGTTGTACTTTTTATGTTTTTCATAATAGTTTAATTCAAAATTTCCTTTGGGCCGTCCTAAGTTATTTTTTATGCTGGTTGAATCCAGAATTTTTTATACTGGTTTGGTCCAGTGAGATTTATGCAATGAAAACAACACCGGCAATAGTGCCTTTTCTTGTCTTTATCGTCCAGACTGAGCTGTTATTGATAACGAGCTCCTCCTACGAGTTAGCCCATTCACGGCCCTGCCGTGAACTCCATCACTCCGAGTGTATGATCACTCCGTCCACTGGAAAACAGGATCGGGTAGCCCTACAAACGTCGGGGGTTGATTTGGAACAGCGCGAACTTGCAACTATTGTTAACTTTTGAAAGCGTTACCGCTCAGTATTATTTTAACTCAGGCCTATTCAGCG